CTGCTGCTCCTGCTCCCGGCCAATCCCCGGTGGCTGGTTTTGCCCCGGGTGCGACGGGATACCCTTCTAGCCCTTTGGGCGTGGGTGCCACCCCCTCCCCGGCGGCGGGTTCGTTTGCTCCCGGTAGCGCCCCGGCGGGTTTTCCTGCCCCCGGTGCGGTGGCCGGTTATCCGAATGCTGCCCCCGGTGCGGTTGTTGGGGCGGCGCCGGGTGGGGCCCCGGCTGGTGCGCCCGCTGCTATGGCGCCGTCTGCCCCGAGTGCTCCGGCCTATAGCGGGTTCATGCCGGGCCAACAAAAGGTCATGCTCCCGGCCGCCGGTGGCGCCACGTATGAGCAATTCGTGGCCCAAGGCTGGACGGACGAGGCGATGATTTCCGCCGGTTACATGGCCATCCAGTAAGAGCCCGGCGGGTCGCACCGGGTGGGGCGCCAGAGGACCTAATGACGGTTTGCTGGCGCCCTTTCTTTCTCACGAGGAGACACACAAATGGCAGACATTGGCCACAATTCGGGGATTGCCTCGGACGCGGCGGAGGACCTCATCCGGGGGCTGGAGCGTATCGAGCGGCTCCGCGAGGAGAAAAAGGGGGTTGAGGACGACATTAAGGACGTGTTTCTGGAATACAAAGCCAAGGGTTTTGACAACAAGACCATGCGCAAAATTCTGGACCTCCGCAAAATGAAGCCCGAGGACCGCAAGGAAATGCAAGCCTTGCTTGAGGTTTACGCGGACGCGGTGGGGTTGGACTGATATGGATATTGAGACGCAATTGGAACGTGCGCCCATCCTCCTTGCGGAGCGCGTGGGGATGCTGGGGCAATATGTCCGGGACCAATCAACCGGCATTGTGGGCCGCGTAAACGCGGTTTGCTTCAACGCCCACGAGCGGGCGCAATTCCAGCTCAAGCGCTACGGGGTGGACCAAAACGGCCACCCATACCCGCTCCTTTGGGTGTATGTTGGGGACACCGTTCCCGCCACCTATGACGAGGCCCGGGCGTAATGGCGCGCGGCACCTATCGCGGCTCCGAGCTCGTGGACCAAATCCGCCGCACCACCACGGCGCTGGAAATGGCCCTCATGCCCGAGGACGGCCAAGTCACCCCGGAGGCGGCGCAAACCGCTTGGGACACCGCAAACGAGCTCACGCGGCTGGTGGGGAGCGTTCCCGCCATCATCGCAGACATTCACCTCCCCACCACGGACTAACCCACAATGCGCCTTGCCCACGCTTCGATTGACTTTGAAACGGCCAGCTCCGCCGGGATATTCGCAACGGAGGACGGCCGCCTCATCGGTCCGCCGGGCGCGGGCAAGGGCAAAAAGGGCCTCTCCCAAGTGGGGGCCGCGTGCTACGCCCAGCACCCTAGCACGCGGGTTCTCTGGCTCTCCTACAAGCTGCCAACCGGCTTTCGCGCCCGGTGGCACTGTGGCCAGCCGTATGACGTGCTCCAGCCTCTTTTCGATTGGATCGCGCGCGGCGGCCGCGTGGGGGCGCACAACCTGAAATTTGAGTGGTGGATATGGCAAGAGGTTTGCGTCAAGCGCCTCGGCTGGCCGCCGCTTCACCCTGAGAACCTCACGTGCTCCATGGCAACGGCCAACGTGAACGGCCTCCCCGGGGCCCTCAAAATGCTGGCCACGGTGTTGCCGCTGGGCGTCCAGAAGGACACGGAGGGGGACCGCCTGATTAAGAAATTCTCCATACCTAACAAGCCCACCAAGAAGCGCCCGGGCTGGTGGTGGATGCCGGAGGATGATTGGCAAGACTTCCTGAAAATGGGGGATTATTGCGACACGGACACAGACGTGGAAAGCGCCGCGTGCCACGTCATGCCCCCCATGACGGCGGTCGAGCGGGCCTTTTGGATCATAGACCAAAGGATAAACCGCCGGGGGATTGCGATTGACCGCGCGGCCATCCGCGATTGCTTGGACATTCTGGGCCAAGTGCTGGAGCTCCGGGGCGAACAATTCCGCGCGCTCACCGGGCTGGAGCCCACGCAATTGGAGAAATTTAAGGGATGGCTGGCCGCCAAGGGCGTGTTCACGGATAGCTTGGACGAGGAGCATTTGGAGGAGCTGTTGGAGCGCCCCAGCCTCCCGGCCGAGGCGCGCGAGGCGCTGGAAATTCGGGCGCTCATCGGGTCCGCGTCCGTGAAAAAGCTCTTTGCCATGGAGAACCAATGCGCGGAGGATAACCGCCTCCATGACTTGATTATCCACCACGGCGCACGCACCGGCCGCCCCACCGGCGAAGGCCCCCAGCCGCTCAACCTGCCCAAGAACGGGGCCAAGCTGGCCACGTGTGGGGCGTGCTCCGCGCCGTTCCACCCCAAGCACGCCTCTTGCCCGTGGTGCGGCCAGCTCCGCCCCCCGCCATCCGTGGAGAGCGAGCGCCGGTTATCCCCGCAATGGCGCCCGGATATGGTGGAGCCGGTGCTGGACGTTATGCGGACCCGGCGCCTTGACGCGGTGGAGCACTATTACGGGGACGCGGTGCCGCTCATCATGGGGCTGGTGCGCGCGCTGTTCTGGGCCGAGCCCGGTTACGAGCTGATAGCGTCCGACTATTCCGCGATTGAGGCCGTTGTCACCGCGTTTCTGGCGGGCGAGGAATGGCGCCAAGAGGTGTTCTTGGAGGGGAAGCCCATTTACCTGATGAGCGCCGCCAAGATTACCGGCAAGACGCTGGAATTTTACGAGGAACACAAGGCCCGGACCGGGGGGCACCACCCGGACCGGCAATATGTGGGCAAGGTCGCGGAGCTCGCTCTGGGCTTTGGCGGCTGGATTGGCGCGTGGCGCAATTTTGACAGCTCCGACAAATACACGGACGAGGAGGTCAAAAAGCTAATCCTGAATTGGCGCCAAGCCTCCCCGGCCGTGGTGCAAATGTGGGGCGGTCAGAGCAACCCCAACGCGCCCCGCTTTGCGCCGGAGCCCTCGCTCTATGGGTTTGAGGGCGCCGCTCATGCCGCCGTGACCAACCCGGGGCAATCGTTCACCACCAACGGGGTGACATTCTATATCCGCCCCAAGGGGACGCCAATGTGGGACGATACCGGCGCGCACGTGGGGCACACGCACGCGGACGCGCTGATTATCCGCCTTCTGAGCGGCCGGGAGCTCACCTACTGGGAGCCCATGCGGACGCCATCGACACGTGATTATGATCCACCGTGGGTTATGAACCTGTCCTATATGACGTGGAACACCAACCCCAAGTATGGGCCCAAGGGGTGGGTGCGGATGCAAACCTATGGGGGGCGCCTCACTGAAAACATTGTGCAAGCCACGGCCCACGATATTCTCCGCTACGCTATCGTGAACCTTGAGGCGGCCGGCTATCCGGCGGTCCTCCACGTCTATGATGAAATTATCGTGGAGGTGCCGGTCTGGGCCAAGCCGGGCGCGCTGGAGGAGGTGGAGCGGATCATGGGCACCATGCCGCCGTGGTGCGCTCATTGGCCGGTCAAAGCCTCGGGCGGCTGGCGAGGGAGACGGTATCGTAAGGAGTAAAGCTATGCTGAAATGGGCTAACGCTCTAGTCTTGTTGTGGGTGGTCGTGCGTTGGTGGGTCGGCCCGAGCTGCTCAAACACGGACAGCACCACGCCGCTGGCCGTGTTTGGCGCCGCGCTGGTGCTGTCCGCCGGGTTCATTGTCCCGTTTGTGAAGGCTTGGCGCAAGCCTTGAGCTGAGCCGCCAGCCCTTGCCCCCACGTGCGGAGCTCCAGCGCGGAGCGGTCCACCACAAGGAGGTCGTGCCCGGCCTGCCCGTTTAGCTCGTTGGCCACGCGGGCGGGCTCTGGCGCCACGTCCGCCTCGTTGACGCACGGCACGGCCACGGGGACCTTTACCACCACCGGCTCCGCCTTGATCGCTGGAGGGGGCACGCGGCCGGTGGTGCACCCGCCCAGAGCGGGTCCCATGCACAAGAGCACCAGCCCCGCCAGAATAAAACGCGCCCTCATAGCTGCCCCCTCACCGCGTTGTGGGCGGCCGGGGCGGGACAATCCACCACCGGCGCCGGAGCGGCCCGGAGAGCCGCGATAGCGCGCGCCCGGCTGGCCGCGTCCCGGGCGGCCTGAGCTTTCGCCTCGGCCGCGCGCTGGGCCGCCGCGTCACTGGCTTTTTTGAACCCGTCCACGGCCTTGTTTTGCGCCCCGATCTGGGCCCGGAGCGTGCCAATCGTGGCTAGATCTGCCGTATGCGCTGCGCTCCAGCCCTTGGCGTCCTCGGCCGCCTGAGCCAGCCGTTTGTCCCGGGCGCCCAGCTCGTGGCCCTGCCAGAAAATGACGATCGCGCACACGAGGAGCGCGAAGACATACCACGGGAGCGAGCGGAGCCATTCCAGCGCCGTCTTGCCCCAGCCGAGGAGCTTAGCCGCAAGCCAAATTTCACCCATTGGACGAGCCTCCCGGTGCGGTGGTGGGTTCCGTGCCGCGCTTCATGTAGAGCGCGCCAGCGCCCGCCACAAGGAGCCCGGAGATACCCCCGGCCCACACTACCCAATCTTGCGCGCTCCAGAGCGGCAACGTGGTGGCGTCACGCCAGAGCGCGAGGATAGACCCAGCCACCTGAGCAAACCCCACGCCGATGGGCGCAAGCGCGGCCAACACCCACAAAACGCGACCAAGGTCGTAGGTAGAACCGTCTAATCCGGTGAAACAGTCGCGAAAGAACTTTCTCATTGGATTACCCCCAAGAGCTCAAAGAATTTCATGCGGTCCGCCAAACCGTTATAACCGCCGTTAATGAGGAGCGTTGCCCGGCGCGTGTCGGCTGCGTCCGCCGCCGCGTTGATGTCCCGGGCGGTCCAGTAGCGGCAAGCCGCCTCCACGGCCGTCTCCGGCTCCTCCAAGAGCTCCGGGTGGTTCACGCAATCCACGCCAGTGGCTTTCGCCAAGGCGGTGTAATTCGCGCGGCCGGTGGTCTGGAGCAAGCCCCGGCCCTTGAAGCGCGGGCCGTCCCCGGCTTGCGTGTTGCCAAGGTCCCGGCGCCCCTCATACCGCTGAAAATAGGAAAGGCCCCCATATTCCACCAACGTGGCAAAATGATCCGTTTCGCAACAGGCTTGGGCGAGGAACTGGCGCACGCGCAAAGCGGTGTCTATGCCATGCTCCGGGAGCTTGTCCGCCAGCACCGTGGCCAGCGTGGGGATGAGGAGCGCGGAGCGCCCGGCCGCGCGGCGCATGGCCGCCGCCAGCGTCTTGGGCCCCAGCTTCCCGTCCATCACCAAGCCAGCATTGGCCACGGTGTTGAGGGCCTTTTGCGTCATGGTGGCGTCAAACATGAGCTTAGTGTCCTTTGAGGTAGGGGAGAAAGGTCGCGATGAGCCACCCGACAGCGCCGCCAATGAGTGAAAGCGCGCCAAAGATAATCGTCGCGCCTTTCCAAAAACTCGCATGCTGCGTTTTGAGGACGGCCATATCCGTTGCAATCTGGTTGATTTGGCCCTGTTGTGTCTCCAGCTTCTGGGCCAACAAATGGGTGGCTTGGGCGCGCTCTTTGCTCAAATCTTCCATGGCCGTTAGCTTCTCATCCACCCGGGCCAACAACGCCGTTAATTCGAGCGTATTGCTGGCGTTGCTGCGACGGGTAGAAGGGTTAACGCTTCCGACCATGGTTTTCCAGCCCTTGCTTAGGGTTTTGCCCGCGAGGGGCGGCGTTTCATGCGCCCCAGATCATCTTGCGCGTTGGTGAGGGCCGTTTCCGCCTTGCGAGCGCGCTCCGCGTGCCGCTCGGCTTCCGCAAGATTACGCTGGGCCTCTTCGCGGGCTTCCGTCACAAGCTTGCGGAGCTGAGCGTTTTCAGCCTCCAGCTCACGAGCGCGGGAGACGCTGCACACGTTTTGCATAACCAGCTCTCCAATATACTCGGCCAGTTCGTGACGAGCGCGGTCAGAGGGCAAGGGACTTTTTTGATCCATAGGGCGTTCCCTCAATGGTGAAGCACGTCACTTGCCATGATTAGCGACCCCAAGCAATCCAATAGACGTATTGCGAACCGTCCAAAATCTTGCCCGCTTGGGTGCTATCTGCCTCAATCGTGCCGCCGTTGACGGTAAAGCCCGGATACATGAGCGTGATGGGGGCCCAATCTGGGCGGCTCCCGGCGCTGGGGCAACCTACAATACCCTCGAAAGCGTTGGGGAACGGGGTGTTGAAAAATAGCGCGGTGCCGGTGTTATTACTGCCTCCGTTCAACCGGGTGGACCCCAGCTTGACTATCCGGCCGTCCGGCAAGCGGATGCTCTGACCGTCCACGCTCGTGAGAAGAGAAGCGAGGATGCCCGGAGACAGAAAGGTAGCAGTGTCCGTTCCGTCTTTTGCCTGATCCAGCGTTGAGGCCGCCGCGCCGACCGCCGTCCATCCCGCCGGGGCCGAACCGTCCGGGTCCGTGAGGTTGCCGTCCACGGTGGATTGCCAGAGCTTCCCGGCCGTAGCGGTGGACATAATTACGGCGCCTTTGGGGTAGCCCCCGGCCGCCGTGGCAAAAGCGCTGTTGAACACCGCCGGGCCCCCGGCCGTCTGCCACCGGGTCCAACGCGTCACGTGGTTGAGAATGCCGTTAATGTCTTCGCCCGACACATAAGCGCCCCCGCCGGACAGGCTCGTGAACGTGTCGGGCGTAAAGCCATCGGTGAAGCTCGCCGCGCCAGCCAAGACGCCAATTTGCGAAGGCACCGGCACGGTGCGAATGTATCCACTCCCGGCGCTGTTGCCAAACGGAATAGCCACGCGGGCGGGCATATCGGACAGGTTCATGGGCGGTTATCCTTGCTCAATCAAAATGCGTTTGCCGGTTGGCCGGGGTAGGAGCCCCTCTTGGCTGGCTATGGCGTAGTCCACGGCGGTGAGCTGGACCCCAAAGTGATAGGTGAGCGTGCCGTCCGCGTTGTCCTTCACGTAGCTGTTACCATATCCCGGAAATAGCAACACGAGGATGGCATTAATTTCAGGGACGGTGCACCCGCACACGTTGGCCCTGGCTTTTGCCAGAATGACGCGGCGGTAAACGTCGTCCCCAAGCCGCACGTTGTTGGTGGCATCCGCCCCCCGATACCAAATGCCATGACCCCAATTCTGGGCCGTGCTCTGCCCGGCAAAGCCCACATAGGTATCCTCGGCCGGAACGGAGATTACGCGCGAGGCGCCCACAATGCGGCCCAGAATGTCCAGCCCGTAGCCCTTCGCGGTGGAGAGCTGCCAGATATTCTTAAAGAAAAAGTCGTCATAGGTGGCGCCATCCAGCCATGCGCCCGAGTATTCCACCAGTGCCTTGAGCACCGGGCTATTGAAATACTGAGAAATGAGCGTGTCCAGCACGTCAAAGTTAACAAACCCGGCGTATTTCTCCGGGTTCGTGGTGTTGTCCAGCCTCGCGCCAAGGGGCGGGCGCCCTACGGGATACGCGCCCAGCATTACACAAGCGCCACTTGAATGTTGCCGGAGCTAACCCCGGCCATTTGGTTGAGGTTCAAGTCCGCGTAATCATGCGTTGGCGAGAACGCCACATAGGACCCGGCCGCGAGGGTCTGGGCGGAGCTCACGCTATAGGTTCCGATGCCCCCCGGGGTGCCGGTGAGCTGGCCGGTGATGGTGGTCCCCTCATTGGAGCCGGTGATGGTCTGCCCCGTGGCCAGCGCGCCCGAGGAAACGGCCGTCACCGTCAAGACGTTGCCGGAAATGGACCCGGTGAAATGGGCCGCGTCCGTGTCATTCGGGCAACCCAATTTGAGGGTGACAATTTCCGCCCAATCCCCGAGCGCTTGAATGGGCTTGTAGAAGCGAGAGGCCAGCACGCGCGAGCCCATGCCCGGGCGCCCCTTGCCAGTAACGTCCGCTCCTGAAAACACGCTGGCCACGGCGGCACGGACTTGAGCCGCTACGTCCGCCGGGACGCTCTCTTGGGCGCTCAGTTCCACCCGAATAATAAAAGGCGCTGTTTCCGCGCGGTCAAACGTCACCTCGTAAGTGGGTAGGGGGAGCGCATAACCGCTCTGGTCGTCCTCCACCGTCACGGTGGTGGTGCCGGGGTAATAGGGGGTTCCGGGAACACGCTTGGTCCAGATGGCTTTGGCCACGGCGCTGTCCGTGCCGCCATATACGCAAATGAACACCGCGCCCGCCGGGATAGTGACGCCTCGCACAGTAATAGGACCGCTGGTGGGGTTGTCGTAAACGTAAGCGTCCACGCATCCGGGACCATTGTTTGGGTCCAGCAAGAGGCCACGGAGCGCCGCGTTATTGGCGGAGCCGTTCTTGGCGAGCTCCGCTTGGCGCCGGGCCTCAAATTGCTGGGGCGTTTCTACCGCGCGCCCCTCTACCCCAGCGCTGGCGTTGGTGATGGTATCCCACCCGCTTACACCTTGATAAATCTCGCTCAGATACCCCGCCGGACAAGCGACGGCCCCGGGCGCCACGCATTGAAACTGCACATCCACGGAGCCGTTGGCCGGGATGGTGGTGGCCGTCAAAGCTGCATAAATGTCCCCACCTTCGGTCTTGGCGAGCGCGCCTTGGGGAATGCGTGTGCGCACCGCGCCGGTGCAAGTGGCCGTCACTACCGTATAGGCCGCCGGGATGCGCTCCACCGCAAAAAATCGGCCAATAGCGTCCTGCATCCGGCCGGAGCTGGTGGCGGGGTCTACGCGCGAGACGAACGCCAGCTGAAGGTCCACGAACGCTTGGAGCGTGGCGGAGAAGCTGGTCCCGAGCTGGCCTTGGGGCGTCTCCGCGTCCGTGCTCATCGCGTCCGTGCCAAAGGCCGCCTTAAAGTCCGCCATGACGCCATTAAAGAACGCCTCGGCCGTGGGCGCGTTAACGCCGGTGTCGTCAATCGTGGGGACGGGGACGTTTGAGGCCATGGTTTAGGTGCTCGCGTATTGTGGGCCGTAATCCGTGGCCAGTTGGATTTGGCCCGTAAGGTTCCGGCCGGTTAGGTCCGTAACATACACCACCGCGCCGTTGACGCCATCCACCGCCAGCGCCGCCTCCTCCATATCCGCCTTGAGGAGCGGAACGGGATAGGCGTTGTTGAAAATGTCGCTCCAGAGAGGCACGCCCTTGGTGGTGTCGTAATAGAGCTCGCCCCGGATGAGGCGGCACGCGGTGGAAACGTTTTGTGAAATGGCGTAAGGGTCCGACGCAAGGGCCCAATTGCCTTTGGCGTCTAGCGCCAAATCCCAAGCAACGGTGTCCAGCAATAGACTTGCGCTCATGCGATAGGCTCCCCGGTTTTCCCGGCACCGTTTTGCACGTTCCCGTGCTTGTGGTGCTGGAGGCTCACGCCATTGGCCACAACGTCCCCCGTCACGTCAAGGTCCCCGTCAACATAGACCTTTGACGCGGGCTTGAGGCGAATATTCCCGTTGGCGTCAAACTGGATATATTGCTCCGGCGTGCCGTTGAGGAACCCGCCCAGATAGAACCCGTCCGCCCAATCGAAACGCCGGGCGCTTGCCGGGAGCCCCGCCGCCCTCGTGTTTTTCACACGGCTGGTGTCGTGGGACGCAAAGACCGCAAAGCCTATATCCCCTTTCACCGGGTCCAGAATAACCGCCTTGGAGCCGCCTTGAAGCCGAAAATAGGGGAGATTGTGGAGCGGCCCATGGGGCACCGCGTTGCCCGCCCCGTCCGTCTGGTGCACGAGGGGCTTTACGTCCACATAGCCCACCGGCGAGAGGCCGCCCGAGGTCGTGACGCTCAGCACCTCCACGAGCGCCCCCGTGGCCATCCCGCCCGTGATTTGATGCACGAGGAACGCGAGCTGGGCGAAGTCGTCTCCCACGTCCTTGGCACTGGCAAAGCCGGTTGGTGTCGTCATATCAGCCGCTCACCGTCTGTTGGTCGCCCAAGCCCGCAAACCTCTGAGCTTCAATATGCGTGAACCAACGCCCGTCCGGGACCTCGCTCTCAAGGTCGTGGGTGACGTTGTAGGGATACCACGTGCCGTTGGCCGGTTCCTCCACGCTGGTGATATTCACCGGCCCGTTGACGCGGAACGAGGGGTTATAGATGGACGAAAATACCACGCCCTTATCGTTGAACGAGGGGAAGCCCACCAGCCCGGTGCGCTCGCTCACGTCCACGGCCAAGGCGTCCCGGGGCTTGCCCCGGGGCCAGATGGCGAGGACGCCCACCTCATCCATCGCATACTCAAAACGCGCCATGCGGGCCAGCCGCCGGAGCTGGCTCATTGCATCGCCCGGGAGATAGGGGTCCGTAAGCTGAACGTTCACCCCGCTATTTTGCAGCGTGAGCGGGGGCGTCATTTGCTGGGCGATGCTGGCCGCAATAACCGCCGCGTCAACGCTCCCCTTGTAGCTCAGAGGGGGCACGCTCGCGTAGGCGCTCCCCATGCCGCCATACGCCTGAAACGTAAACATGGCCTCCGGCTGGCCGCTATGATCGCTCCAGCCGTTGAAAATCTGCCCGGTGAAAATCAGGGCCATGGTGTCCCCGTCCCCGGCCATGACTTGGACCTCATTCTGAAGCCCTTGCGTCCAGCCGTTTTGCAGCACGGTTAGGCGCTTGGTGATTGTCGGGGGGAGACCCCAAACCTCGCAATTGAGCTGGTCCATAGACGTGGACATAGTGGCGGTGAGTTCCGCGCGCACGCGCAAGCCGGTGAGGTCCACCACGTTGGCGCCGCTCTCCGTGAACGTGCCGGAGGTGGCCGCAAGGGTAAACCGGAGGTTGATTGCGCGCTTGCGAAACTGGCTCATAGGTCGGGATCATAGAGCAAAACGAAACGCGAGCCCAAGCCCGAATAGCTGGGGTCTTCCGCGCCTTGCGTGTCGAAAAAGTAGAGGTTTCCTGAAAAGCCCAAATACCCGTCCCGGAGAAGCTTCACAAGATTGAGCGCCTCCAGCCCCCGGCGCACGGCTGTTGTACCCACAAAAAGGTCTACAAAGAGCCCATAGCGGCGCTGGTAAACCCGGAGGGTGCACGACTGCGAGCCGAGATAAACTTGGACCGTCTGGTCCTCCACGGCCTGCAAAGGGATGAGAACAGCGCTCATTGCGGCAATGCTCCCGGGGTCTGGCTATTGGAAGGCGTCCGCGTTTGGACAGCGCCGCTATTGATGCTGGACGCGGCACTGGGGTCTTGGACTTTGGAGAACGTGGTTCCCACGCTATTGCGCACGGCTTTGAACGATAGTCGCACCGTCAACATGTTGGAGCCTTTCTCCGCGTTGCGCTGGACTGCCAGATCCAAAAGGTTGTAACCTTTATACACCCACGAGGGGGTGAGCACGTTCACCGTGCTCACGGATTGGCGGAGGTCCTCCAGCACCCGGCGGAAAGTCTGGCGCGCGCTGTCCGTGCCTTCTTTGGAAAGCGTGAGCGTGAGTTCCCCGGGCTTTTGCACCTTGTTGTAGGACTGAAAACCGCCGCTCCCCACGGGATAGTCGGGGATGCTCCCCATGTTGCGGTCCGATAGGTCCACGTAGCTGGTGGGGCCTTGCCCCTCGTTGAAAATGCTCTGACCGTCCGTGTCGTGGATGCCCCACGTGGTCGTGGCGGCCGCCACCACAATAGCGCTACTGTCCGATGAGACAGGCGTCACGACCGCTGGGGTCGTGGCAGGCGTTCGACGCACAGCGGGAACACCCGAAGCGCTGGGAACGGTTGGACTTGCCGGATCGGCCATATCAATTCACCCCCGTGTTGGCATTGGCCACGCGGTGGGCGTTGTTCATTGCCCGGCGGACGCCTCGCTCCACGTGGTGCCCCACCGCGCGCGGATCTTGGTTCCCCCGGGCATCCACGTGGACATTTACTTGCGCCGGAGCGGCCGGAGCTCGTCCCGCTGCTCCCGACGCCACACGCCGTATATCGTAGCCCTCATGCCGGGCAATGGCCCGAGCGAGCGCCCCGGCCTGCGAGGCGCTGAGGCGCTGGAATGGGTTGATGCCCGTCTCTCGGCTCACCGCGTTAATGTATGCGCCCGTGTTGTTCTCATTGGGAGGGGCCCACGAGCGAATGACGCCCGCCAGGGTGCCAAATTGTTGGATTTTTGCGGATACTAACCGCTCTGCCGCAGCAAACCCGGCCTCCTGAGACGCAAACCGAGCAAAACCCCCCTCATCCACCCCGGCAAACCCCGGAAGCCTTCGCACCCAAGCCGATGCCTTTAAGTTACCCGGGTTGTTATTGCGGGTAGCGCGCGTTCCCGTGCCGGAAATTCCTACGGGATTTTGCGTAGAGGCGTCATCCCACCCTCCTCCAACCCCAAAATTCTGGTTTCTCCACCCCTCGGTATCCCGATAGATGGGGGACTTTTCGCGGATAGCCTGCGCGGTCGCTGGAGAAATCGCTCCAAAAAGTTCCATCGTAGACGCTAGCCAATCAATAGGGTCCAAGAGCCGAATAAAATTCGCGGCGAGATCGCGGGCATTCTGTCCCAAATCGGAGCTGGACCCGCTCACATACTCCAACGCTTGCGCTACCCCATCCAAAGTTTCAATGGTCCCGGAGCTTCGGGCTAGACCCAAAAGCGCCGTTTGGAGGTGCTGCAACGTGCGTTGGAAATCTTCCGCTGCACGGGCGTTTTCTTCGGTCACGTTTGCACGTTGCTCGGCCAATGCCAGCTCTGCCTCCAGCGCCGGGCGCCCGCGTTCGATTGCGTTGATGAACGCCGGAGAAAGGCCGAACGTCTCTTGAAGCCGCTTGCTAAATGTGGCTTGGAGCATACTCTCTCCGCCGGGCGTCCCCTTCGCCCGTGTGACGGAGAGCTCCTTTTGGTATTGGTCCGCGAGGTGGAGGAAAACCTCCGAGGGGTTGCCGAGGGTCTGGGCGAGCTGTTGGGGCGAGCCCTTGAACCCAAGCTGGGCGAGCTGAGGGCCGGGGATTTGGTCCGGGTGCAAAATGAAATTGGCTTGCATATCCTTGAGTTTGGCGATGGCGGCCGTTGCCTCCTCAGCCGTGCCTCCAGCACCTGCCACAACGGCTTGCCAACCGGCAATTTCGTTTGCGTTTACGCCAAACACTTGAGCCGAGCGGCCGAGTTGGGCTGTGGTGCTCACGAGGTTGGAGGCAAATTGCGTCAAGCTCTTGGCGCCCGCCAGCGTGAGGAGGAAACCCGTCACCTCGCCACGGAGCTTTGCAAACGCGGCCCCTTGGTTCTTGAGCGAACCCTCCACGTCCTGCCCGGACTTTTTCGCGCGCTCGCCGGTCTCCTTAAGGCCCTTGTCCACCTCTTGCCGGGCCCGGTCGTAATCCTTCTTATCCAGCCCAAGGGTGACTAGAAGGCTGTCAATAATCGTGGCCATGCCTATGCCTCCGTAGGCGGGGGTGGGGCGGCACGACGCTCATTCTCGCTTCGCACCAAAACCACCTCCACGAGCGCCATTACATCCTCCAGACTATAGACAGTTTGGACCTCGCGCAATGTGGCCAGTCGATGGCTCAACACTATCCCGATTGGTTGGGAGACGTTGGGGAAGGGGCAGGGTTCCCACTGGTGGCCGCCGCCCCCTGAGCTTTCGCCCTCAAATTCGATAGGGTTGCGGCCACGGAAAAACCCGTGTGAAGCTCTAGCACCTTGTCCCGGAGCCACAACAGGGTGGGCCATTCCTCCACGTCCTCTTGGAAGTCCGCCCGGGCATAGTCGGGGCGCGCGGGGTCTGGCACAATGGCCACGCAAGCCGTCATCTCGTCCAAAAGCGGCCGCGCCTCGTCAAAGGACGCGGAGAGGAGGGCTTGAAGCCCATATGCGGCCACGACGGCAAAGTGTCCCAGTAAGTTCGCCGGAGGCACTTCCGCGCCGGAGCGCGCCAGCACGGAAGACGCACGCCAAGCCCATTCCTCGGCCCGCCATGCATCCATTTCGGTGATGCGGAAAACCTTGCCTTTATCGCGACCCTCGGCTTCCACGGTAACGTCAATGGTTTTTCGCATCCGCTAAGCCCCCACGTATGCCGAAGGGACCACGGCCTCCCATTGGATCGAATATTTGCGGGGCTGGAGGACCTTTTTCACTGCAGGTGCGGGGCTATACTGGCGGAGCACGCCCCGGACAAGCTGGTATTGGCGCCCGGTAGCCGGGAGCACGGCCAAGCCGCTGGCGCGTAGGATGGTGCGGAGCTGGCGCTGAGCGGCCCACCAATTTTCAAACAGCGTGTTGCTGGCGCTATCGGCCTGCAACGTGATGTTTTGCGTAAAAACCGCAGGGACGTAACCGGCGGAAAACGTGCCATCCACGCCCATCATCCCCTCGGTCACATCCACGTCCGGAAAGTCAAACGCTTCATCCGAGGCGAACCCCGAAATGGCGCGGGGCGTAACGTAAATGCCCGTGATGGTGAGGGCCAAGATGGCATTGGCCGCCGTAATGTTGCCGCTCATATTATTGGACCTCCGCGCTTGTCAGGCTCAGGGATTGGATGCTCTGCCCATCCGCGTAAAAAAACAAGATGCTAGGCGAGCCGCGCGCCGCGCGCACCGTGGCGCTTGCGGGCTTAATCACCAGAGCCCATCCCGCCTGCGTGATGGTAGCCGCGACGTCCGCCCCGGCCAGATTGTTTACTTTGGAAATTTGGCTCTCGCTCAACTCCACCCCCGGCTGAATGGCGCCGAACGACACGGCCGCCGCGATAGGCGCCGCCAGCGCCGCCGAGACGAGCGCATACCCCGTCGTGGTGTATGGAATGTTCGGAGTATTGGCCTCCACGTCAAAAAGTGCTGTTTTCAGGGCGTCGTTCAGCCACACTTGATTGACGTAGCTGTCCATCCACAAAAACTTGCCGGTGATGGACCCAAAAAGCTCACGGCTATACGCTTTCTTGGTGCCTCCCAAACGGCCATAGAAGTTGATGCCCTTGGCCTTGAGCACCTTAGCCACGGTGAGGTCGTCTACGTCCACCGGCATGGTGGGGGACGTGAGATACGCGAAATTCTGACGTCCGCCTTCCGCCGTGAAGTCGATGGATGCCGCGCTCCCCATAATAAACGCCGCCGCCAAATACCGCGAGACCGGGGCGTGCTGGAAATAGACGCCCTCATAGCCAGCTTGAGCAATGGCATAGAACGCGCCCGCCGTGGCGTTGGCGTTGGTGTTGTTGGCCGTGTCCGTGCTCCACGGAACATAGGCGTAGCGGCTGTTCTGGCCGCTCACCCATGCGCCGAAAGCCTCCACCAGCGCGTCCGTGGGCTCCCACAACGTGGAGAAAGTCACCCAATTGGTGGTGGACGCCACCAGCCCGTCCATGAACGCGCCCGGGACGGCCGCGCCGGAGCCCTCGCTCACCACCGCGCCGGTGTTGGCCGTGAGCTTCAAAACCGTGGCCAGCGTGCCGTCCGCCGCCGCTGTGATGGTGTATCCCGCGCCGGGGCTGCCCCGCTTGAGGAGGAGCGCGTCCAGCGTGGGCGAATACGAGACGGTGAGCGCCCCGCCCAAGACCGCTGCGCTGGCCAGCGTGCCCACATTCTCGCTAAGCTGGTAAGTGCCCACGCCCCCCGGGGTTCCTGAGAGCTGGCCGGTGATGGTGGTCCCCGTCGGGATAGTGCCTGCGGCGTTGGTAACTGCTTGGCCCACAACCAAGGTCCCGGTAACCGCCGTGACCGTCATTACCGACCCGGAAATGCTGGCGGTGGCCTGCGCGTCAGAATAGCTGAGGGCTGCTTGGATGAACGCGGCCACCTGAGAGAAGCTCGTGGCCGTGCTCAGGTTGATGGACGAGGACGTGACGGTTTCGCCGTCAATGTCCAGCGAAATGGTGCCGGCCGCCAGCGTGGTGAGCTCGCCCAGCGAGGTGGCGAGGGTGCCCCCCTCCAGATACGGCGCCACGCCGGTGAGCGGAAATTGCGCCACCAACAGGTTGGCGGGCTTCTGGGGCGAGCTGTCGAACCCTTGGAAATACTGGTCCGCAAAGGCGTATTCCGCCGAGCTTGCGCCAAAATAAGCGCTCACCGCCTCCGGTGTAACAAAGCTGGCCACGGTGCCCACAGGGGGAAGCGAGTTAGACGTAAGGAGGACGCCTACCGCGTCCACCCCGGCGCCACCAGCCGCAACCACGGCGGGGGTGACGCTGGCGACAAAATCAATCGGGATGCTCTTGGTCATTGGTCCGCCTCATACGTTTGAATGGCCAGCTCCGTGGCGTAGTCTTGGGGCAAGGTTAGCACGGGTTTAGCTTGCAAGTAAATCGTCACTATCCACCGGCTCTCGTATTGCGCCTCCCCGTTGTGGAACGCGCTCTGGAGCGGTTCGTCCGCAAAGAGCGGCGAGAGAATGGACCCGGCGAAGAAGGAGCACGCCCAGCCGCTCCGCCAGAGCGTAGATATGCGCTCAGAATTGGCCGCCGAGGCATCCCCGTGCACGTCTAATTGCACGCCCCACTTGGAACTTTTTTCCAAGTCCATGGTGGCCGCGCCCGGCGTCGGGTCGTATCTCTCCACGTTGGTGGAGAGGCGCTCTTGGCGCACGGGGGTCATTATGACGTAATCGCCCTGCAAGGGCTCGGGAACGCGGTTGTCCTGCCCTTGGATCGCGGGGGTGTTGTCCGGGAGGACGGCTTCCAGAAAGAGCCGGATTTGCTCCAGCACGTCCTCTTTGGTAAAATTCAGCTCCACGGCCATGGCTTAGCCCCCTAGTGACGGGTTTATGGGGTTCCCGTTGGCGTCCACTACGTTTTCCGGTGGGTTCACTTGCTGTTGCACCAGCACCTTGACCCACCCATCTGCGTCCCAAACCTCCAGCACATCCACCACGAGCCAGAACGCGCCGCCGAAAGCCAGAAGGTCCCCGCCGCGCCCGGCCAGTCGCTCCACGCCCGCAAGGTAGCCTTGGAAATAGACTTGGCGCATGACGCCTTGAATATTGAGGCTCTCCGCCCGGCGCAAGGCGCCATAGCCCGCGCTCTGGACTTGGAGCGGCTGGCGTTGGATAAGCTGATAAGAGGGCAAGCGTTTGCCGCCGTAACCCGTCATGGGGCCGGTATTCAAATACACGTCCCCCACCACGTCCGGGTTGATGGAAGTCACAAGGCCATGGACCAAACCGCGCAAGCTCATTGCCTCACCTCCCATGCTTGAGGGCCTTGGAGATATTGCAACATTTTGCCGGTCCACACGAGAGGTTTAGCGGCCGTGCCGGTGAGGCCCGAGGTTTTGCCCTCGGCCACGTCCTTGCGCGCCGCCTTCACGTCTGAAAATTCCATGCCCACCCGGTCCGGGAAACGCGAACGAAGGAGGAGCGTCACCTCACTGAGCGCCGGACTGTTGGTCTTGACGAGGCTTGCAGCAATGTCGCCCGCCATTTGGCCCCCTATGGCTTCCAGCGCTCCGGCCGCATTGTAATCCAGCCGCCTGAGTTCCATCACAAGAAGCTTGCCCCACGTGGTCTTGCCGTCCGCAATGGCGTTGGAGAAGAACGGCCGGGGCGGGATGCCCTTTGACGGCGCCCCATAGTTTTGCGAGGCGGCCACCGTGGCCATATAGGTGCCGTCCTCATACCGGGCCGAGCTGGAATAGCCCACGCGGACCTCGCGCGCGGTGCTGAGCCGCCGGGCTAGTTCCTCAAGGTATGCGCTCGCTCGGGCGCCGCCGGTGAATTTGGCCACGGTTCAATAGCCCGGCGGAAAGCGGCGCCGGTTCCCCACGTCCACAAACACCCGAGGCCCCTTGAGGTAGGTCGCCCGCATATAGGGTTGGATGGCGGTCCAGTATTGCGCGCCGTATTGCGTTTGCCGATACCACGCGGCCGTCTCGCTGGTGCTGGACAGGGGCGTGAGGCCGATTGAAACGGAGCCCTCGCTGGCGTTGTTGATGTTGCCGACCATGCCCGCGCCCCCGCCAGTGGCGTTGCGTTGCTCTAGCGCCGCGAGGTGGGCCACCAGCATGTTGAGGAGCTGGAGGCGCCGGGGCTCGTTCTGGACAATGCTTGCGGGCTCGTCCGGGCCGTCATTCCCCAGCAAGGTGAGGGTGGCGTCCGAAAACATAGCCTCCGCCGTGGCCTGAGACGTGACGGCCGCGAGCGCGGGATACCGCGCCGCCCAGCTCGCATAATCAAAGACCACGGCGGCCATGGCTTAGTCCTCCTCGCTGCGCGTTTCCACGCCCTCGGCTTCCTTGAAGCCCTTGGCCTCGGGGTCGATCTGGTCCACGCCGGTCTTGACGCCATCGCCCAGGGCCTCCGCGTGGCTCTCAATCTTGGCCTTGGTGTTCTTGACAATGTGGCCATTGCGAACGGCATCCACATTGTGCGTCGCTACCCAGTCGTCAAACCATTCCTCAGGCACGTTATGCGTGATGCCCCAGCGGCCACTCACGGCCAGCGAGGTGACGATGGCCTTGGGGTGGTTTGCTCCGGCCAGCGTGAGCTTGGCGCCAGCGTGATGAATGGTGAAGCCGTGGGGGAGGTTGCACGCAATGGAGCATTTGGCGCCGGTGCCGCCCGCCTTTTCGATAGCGTCCGGGAGCTTGGCCACGGTGAGCGTGGGCGCGCTCATTGGGTTACTGGTAATGTCGGTCATGGTTGCCTCTTTCTCGGCTAGAGGGAAGAAAAACGGCCCCCGAGCGTAAACCCGGGGGCCGTCCGCACCGCCCCGCCCGAGTGCAGGGCGGCGAAGCGTTTAGATGCCCAGCATCTGAGCCATAGCGATGGGGTAACGCATGATGAAACCCCAAGTGCCCGCGCTCTTTTTCTGAGCCCACGAGCTGCTCTTTTGGATCACGGCATGGTTGCGGAGCTTTTCGGTAAAGCCGCAATATGTCGTGTCCTTGCCGTCCACCTTGTCCAAGCGGAGCTGAGCCAGCGAGCCGCCCGAGGTGTCCATTTCCGGCGCGGTCACAACCTTGAGGTTGGGGAAACCGCGCTTGATATATTGGCCCGCCGTATAGCTGCCGAAGCTGTTGGCGTTCTCCAGATAAATGTCCTTTTCCGGCGAGATAACCAAGGTCATCGCGTCGTCCTTCCGGGCGTTGCCGCCCATCTGGCTCTGGAGCTGGGAGAACAACGCCTGAATATCCGCGTAAATCTGCTCCGGCGGGGTGCCCGGGCCCCATTCGGTGGTGCTGGGGCCGCCGGTCTTGGTGGTCGGAGCAATGGGCGCGAACAAGGAGGGATCGTTCAAGGAACCATAGAGCGTGAGGCCCGAAATGCCGTAAAAGTTGCTCTTGTTCTGGAACTTGGACAGGTTGAGCGCGGCGGCCACGGACTGCTCCGAGATATACGCCACCCCGGCCAGCGCCTCCACGTCCACCTCGCGCTCGCCCCAGCGTGCGAAAGTCTGGAAGTGATAGCTTTTGCGATAGACGAAATTCACGTTGTGGCCCGAGCGGCCGCTTTCGCTGTAATCGCCATACGAGCTCACAAAGCCCGTGCTTTCGATCACGCGAAATTCCGTGGAATACGTGGTCCAGTTGCCCTTTTGCGTGGAGCCGTAAGCCTCCTCGGACTTCATGGGCTGAGTGACAACGCGGATTTCCTCCTGATCCACCAGATTGGCGAGATAGGCGGGGATAGCCGCGTTTGCCGTGGTCACAATGCCCGGAACCGCGTCCATGGCCAGCCCGGGAAGCTCCCGGCGCATGGCGTCCATGGCGAGGCGCGGGCGCTCGTGCATAGCCGGGGTTACAATGGTGGCGGTGGGCGAGACGTGCACGCCATGCGCCACCAGACGGTCAAAATCAGAACGGCGCATAGTCTTTAGCTCCCGATGCCAATGATTGCTTGCTCACCCACGGCGGCCGCCGAGAGGAAGGACCACGGGGTTTCGACATACCCCGAAATGGTGGCGCCCGCCGCACCCGGCTGGACGGAGCCGTCCGTGGTGCTGGCAAAAGCCTTGAGGCCGATAGTGGCGGCCCCCACGGTCACGTCCACGAGGACGTCCGCGTCCTCGTGAAGCACAATCGCGTTGCCGCCGTTGAGCACCATAGAGGCGCCCACCAACCCCGTGGTGAGGAAGCCCCCCGGCTGGCCCTCGCGCGCGGCGAAGCCCAGACGAGCCACGCCTGAGCCGGGCTTGGCATTGGAGACGACACCGGCCGCGTTGGCCCATGCAAAGCGGCCGAGGGTGACACCGGCGGACGTGGCCACGAGGGCACTGTCACCGGCCACCATAGCCTTGCGCGGGTTGTCGCTTGCGAAGTCCCCCGCCACGCCAATGCCGGGGAAGCGGTTCACCTGAGTTTGAAAACCGGTCATACCTTAGTTGCTCCGCGAAATACGGCTGGCGACAGGGAGGACGCCATCCAAGGGGCTCTTGGCGCCAGCCGGGGCGCTATCCGATGCGAACGAACGGCCCGAGGGGGCGCCGGGGAGCATATCCACCATTGCCTCCAGAGCGGCCGTTTCCTTGACGCCCCGGTGGCTCACCCCGTGAACGTCCAGAGCCTTGCGATAGAGCGCCGAAGCGCCGCCGGGCAGGGCGTCCATGGCCACGCGCACGCGGCCAATATGAGGCGCCACCTTGTCGCAAGCGCGCTGCCATGCGCCGATTTCAGCCACCACGGCCTTGCGGATAGCGTCCGCGTCCATGGCCTTGGCGGGCTTGCGGATAGCGTCCGCGTCCATGGCCTTGGCGGGCTTGCGGTCGTTGGCCTTGGCGGGCTTGTCCTTGTCGTCCTCGCCCTCGCCGGGCTTGTCCTCGGGGTCCTCGTCCTCGGCTTCCGCCTTGGGCTTGAAATGGGAGGCCACGGCGCCCCATTCGTCATCGGTCAGCTTGCCCCGGATTTCCTCGGGGATGCCGTCCATGGCGTTGGGGTCGGGGTTGAGCTCGTCATCATCGGCGCCCTCGTCCACGTCCTTGTTTTCCTCCTCCTCAATCGCGGAACCCGCGCCCAGAAGGTCCACCAGCTCCTCGGTGGAAATGTCCGCGTCATTGGCGAAAAGCCCCCGGGCCTTACGCACAAAGCGGTCAAAAGCATTTTTCTTCATGCGTAGCCCTTTCGGCAATGCGTCATTGACCTTTACGTCACGCCCCGCGCGCCCTCGGTCCACGAGGGCCACGTGGTTAGGGGCGAGATTAACCATTCGGCCGTCATAGCGCAAGCCCTTGAAAACTCCGGGTTCCATAACGGGTTCGTAACCGTAAGAAGCGGAAAGCTCATGCTTTTCCTCTGCCTCCACTGCGTCAATGTCCTTTTGGTCCCAAATCGTGAGCTGGGGCGTGCGGACATATTCCCCGTCAAAATAGCACCCGTGACCAACCACGCCCGCTTGGTGCTTCTTTTCCGGCTTCTCGGAACGTACCTCTACGTGCTCGTCCAGCAAGGGCTTGTTGCCCCACAAGGGGGCCGCCTTCTCCAGCTCCTCGGGCGGCCGGAGCATCATGTAAATGCGGTCCGGCTCCAGCCCCAAACGGTCGTAATCGGGAATTTCCTTCCCGTAGTAGCCGTTCACAGTGGCTTTGGTGATGGGGCAATCCGCAACGTGGAGGTGGCCATCTTCGTCCACCCGGCGCGCGCTGGAGCGATCAAAAGCAATACGCATTAGGGGGCCTCCACCTTAAAACGGAGCGGCTTGATCAGTCACTCTCCGGGGTCCAGCAAGGACCATGCGCGCATTACCAGCAGCGCGGAAGGGTAACCCTGCCCGATCCGGTCTTTGATTAGCGCCACGTCTTCCACGCTTACATCGATGGGTGCGCTGGAGCCAAAGATACGCTCGGCCAGCTTTGCCCGGCGAACCTTTTGTTCACCAGATGTTTGTTCATTGGGCAAAGGCGCGCAAAGTGCTTCAATAGCCATATGGCCAAGCGTCATAGGCTTTTCTTCAATGCAGATCGCTTCGCCCGAAAGCGCGGTAATTTGGCTAGAAAAATCAATTTTCACGAGTATTCCTCCTTAAGTTCAAGCAGCGCGGACCATCACAGCCGAACCGTTACGGTAAAAGTCGCCAACCAACAAGCCGCCCGCCGCTGCCGCCGCATCATTGGCATAGCTGCGCACATTCCCAATCGGGATGTTAAGCGCTCCGTTGCCTTGCGGGGTAAGCTGAATGCCGACGTTGGCATCACTTCCGTATGCCGCGAACTGCACCTTATTGCCAGTGGCAGAAGGCACGACGCCGGGATAGTTTACGCTGGACGTTCCAATGTTCTCAATGCGGAAAATCCACTTACCGCTAGTGAAGTTGCTGACGGTAACGCGGTCGTCGGAAAGGTTAAGAGTGGCTCCCTTGTCCGCCGTGGTCGCGGTGCCATAAATTGCCGAAACTTGGTGGCTAGCGGCATACCAAAGCTGCCCATGGCCCTTTGCAAAACTGATCGCTTCGGCAGTCCCAGTAACACCGTCCGAACCAGCAAGCGAGTTGCTTCCGAAAACAAGACCGCGCTTAAACTTTGCGCCGTTATCGCGAACGTTGATCGCAAAGCTAACGTCGAAAACACCGCTTATCGACTCCCCGCCGCTTGCGATCTGGATCGCCCCAATCTGATTACCTGCTTGAGAATAGGGCTGCGTTACGGGAGTTGTGGCGTTAACGTAATTGATTGCGTCAAATTCAGATGCGTAAGTAGGGCCAACAGCAGAGCTATCTCTTTGGCCTTCAAAATAGCCGCCCCAAGCGCCGGTTCCCAGCGTTGAGTTATTGTTTAGGCCGATGCTCAAAATGCCAATCGCGTTTCTGGCATCGGTGTAGTTTTTCGTTTGCGCACCAACAACAACCGCATTGCTGGAGTATGGGGCGTCGTCGTTCAAAATACCGACTTGCGCGCCCTGCAAGAACCCAAATGAGTGGCCCTTAGATAGCTGGAATACTGTAAGCCAATCAGGTTGCGAACCCGCATCAGTGCCGAGATTTTTAGTCGCGCCAGCAATAAAAACGCGGTCGTTAAAGCGCTGAATTTTGGCACCGTCATCCGCATAGAAAAAGCCGGTGCTTATCTGACTAGCCACTTCCAGCGCTGTTTCCAACGCTTGCATGCCCGCTTTGGCGCTCACGTTATCGGGAATGGTATACCCCGAAAATGTCCCCATGTTATTTGCGGTAGGGGCCACGCCAAGCGCCGCAGCGTTAGCTTTTCCGATCCCCGTAGACCCCTGAATTTCCGCAATGTCGGAGGCCAAAAAGGTAAAGCTCACCAGAACCCCCGCCGGGAAGTCTACGGGAGCGCCTCCATTCGTGCTGCTTGAAACAGTTCGGGATAGAGACCGGGTTGCAGACGTAAAGGTCCCCACGCCGACCTCTACACGAGAGTCTTGCTGGACTGAGTAGGAATAGCTCGCCCCGTCCGTAAGCCGCTCAGCTCCAAAAAATCCCGTCGCGGCTTCCCCCAATACAAAAGCCCCCGTGCCTGAGGAGCTGGCCACGATGCACACGCAATCCACGAAACTGTTCATCCCATTTAATCCTTTTATTTCTCGTAACAGCCGATAGCTCCGGTCCCATCCTGCCTGCGCGCTACCCCGTCAAGGTCAAAGCGCAGAGGCTGGGTTATGGCCATACCGATCATGGTAGAACCGTTGGCAAGGTGGTAGTCGCCGTTTCCAGTGCCGCCACCAGTGCCCATGTTGGTTTTGTCGTTCACAAACTGCGCGCTGACATTGCTAGAGTTGAACACGTTATAGAGGCTGTTTACGCCGAAACGCAGGCCTGCATAGCCTTGCGGTCCAAGCAAGCCGCTCCCTTGCGAGCCTAACAGCGACATATTACGCGCCGTACCCACCCAATAAGCGCCAGAATAAACCTGACAGCGATTGCCGCTACGGACAGGGGTTGCGTGCGAATTGCTATCCCAAATCACATTGACTGTTGTATAGATATTGTTCGCACGATACCAGCTACGTGAAAGAGGCGTATTTGGGTCGTCATTGTATGGGCCGTTGCAGCGGTCGCCAACATAGGTGTTTCCCGCCTCGACAAAGTAGGTCAGGCCGATGTTGCCGCCGTCTGCCGCGATTTCATAGCACTTGTCCGAACCGCCACCTACGGCGCTTTCAATCAAGTTGTTGAGCATGGCGGCCCCAACACTCGGTATTCCGGTGTCCGCCGTGGTGCCGACGGCATTCAGGATGAGCAGCTTGCCGCCAGTTGTCCCCGTCACGCCGCGAATTTCATTGTTAGCTACAATGATGGACTTTGGCAGAATGATGCCGGACGAAGTGCCGCGCCCGTTTCTCACCATATTCGCGCCGGTCATCTTGTTTCCAATGATGTTTGACGCATGGATTTCAAGCGTTCCGGCGCAACGATTGCCCGCCATCAAAGCGGGCTGCGCACGTGCGTTTTGGTTTCCGGTAGTGAACACCGTGGAGATCACATTGTTGACGTACCAGACAGCGCCCACGCGATTGATCACCTCGGGCGCGGTGCCGCCGGTTACGCCGGTAATCGTGCCGTTAGCCACAACATAGCTGGAAGTGATCAAGCCAAATGTGGTTGCGCCATCCGTAGCTGGATCAAGGATGATGTTGCCGTTACCGCTGCTAGTGGCGGTCAGGTTCACCCCGTCAAGATAGGCCATTTTAGGGCCGGTTTTGGTTGCGCCCGTGGTAATGGATGCAGTTGGCGTGGTAGGATCCGGTTTAATGTAGCAATACAGAGATCCAGACGCCAGCGCCGCAGCAGACGTTCCAATGCCACCATGCGCGCCGGTCAGCCACATTGTGCCGCCTGCCAGATTATTATGCGTGGTCAATCCTCCGCCTGCGGTGTTGTGATAAGTCACAAGAGCCGCCGCAGCCAGACCGATAGAGCCGTAGCTGTTTCCAGCATCAAAAGCCGTTTTGGAAGCAGCATAGGTGGCATAGACAGCGGGCGTACCTGCATTGGTGCCGGTGGCGTTGACGTGAGCGTGGCCGCGCTTAAACAGGCTGGCAGGATCATTGTAGAAGTGCCAGCGGGCCGGGGTGTCGCGAGTTGTCAGCAAGGGCGTAGTGGCAGCCGCAACATAGGTCCATACAACCGCGCCATCGGTGGTAGTTGTCGTGCCGGTAGGGCCGCCAGAGGATGCGCTGGTGCCTGCCGTGGTGCAGAGGTAGACGTTGCCGCCATTGACCACCACTTGATGCAGCATATAGGCCGTGCTGGCAGTCCAAGGCGCTCCATAGCCGTTCACCCGCGAGCGCCATACTGGGCCAATCCACGGGTAGAACTCGAATTCGATAAACCCGTCACCGGCAGCCAACCCCGAGGCGTCATTGCTGGTACGGTAGCATTCCACACCTCGCCCTGCTGGGCTGCTGGTTGTGATCCGGTTAGACAGAACGGAAGCTGTGCAGGTGGACCAGCCGGAAAGCGCGTTGTAACTAGCGTCGATTAGGCGGCTGCGCATCATAGCAATTTGCTGGCCATAGCCGATGAATGTAGCGATGCCCTGCGCAGGCACAAACTCCAACTCAATCGTTGAGGTAGCAGAGCCTTGGATAACCTGATGCGGTGGCGTCAAGAGCGCCATCATCACCGGCTCCACCTGTAGTCCGCTGCTGTTTGTAATGCGGTCCAGCGGAATGCTGAACATCGCATTGTTGGACGTGCCGTTCGGCTGGTAGCAGCCGGAGCCAATGGAGGCGGACAGGATTTCAGTGGTCGCGTAAATAGGCGAGTCCAGAGCCACGCGCACGCGCACGTCACTGCCCGACACGTATTCCTGAAAGCCGGTATAGCTGCTGAAATCCAAGCAGACCCATGTAACCGTGCCGTCGGTAATGCTTTCGCCTACCGTGGGGGTTGTGCCGCTCGTCATCTTGGTCGGGCGTGTCGCGCCGGTAATGCCACCGCCAATGGTGTACCAAGAATAGTTGTTGGTGCCGGAAATGAACGAATTTGGCGCGACGGTGGTTAGCGCCGTCCAGTCAACCGGCCATACTTCCTTGATCGCCACGGTGCCCTTGACGGTGCGCGTTCGCCATACCTGTGTGCCGGTGGCGTCATAACCAAGGTCGCGCACATTAAACGTCAGGCTACTGAAATCAGGGATGGGATCACCGCCAGCGGAGACCGGATACATCTTACGCCGAGACATCCCTTTGAACGTGACCTCGGCACCAAATGCGGTGAGGTCAGGGGAGCCGCTGGGGTTGAGTGTGGAGACGGCCCCGTTGATGACGTTGATGGACAGAACATCACCAACGACGGGGCCAGCGGTACCACCAAGCGCCGCGATATTGGACGCGCCAGCCAGTAATCGCCACAGCATTATGCGAAGCTCCCCACCCCGATCACCGTAACGTTTGCGCCCGTTGTGACCTTCCATGCGCCCGAAACCGACTTGGCGCCCAGAGGGACAAAAAACGGGACGAGGCTCGTGACGGAACTAGCGCCACCAGCAAACAGCGTAATCGCCGTCCCGCTTCCATCCTGAACCGACACTGCCCCCGGAGACGTGCTGAGCGGAGTAATTAGCAACCCCGTCAAAACATCACCAACCGCGCCCGTGGCGCCAAGAACCTGCGAGGTCGAAGAAGCTGCTACCGCTTCGTAGGCCGTTCCCGAAATAGCCGCCAGCGCCGCATTGGCCACGTCTTGCTTGGCCGCAGTCGACGCTCCGGCGGGGAGAGGCAGAGACGCCGCGCTTACCGCCTGCGTGGCCGGGAAATTCGATACCGCTACCGATCCGCCCGCCTGCAAGGGCGAAACCGCCGAACCGTCCGCCGCAACAAGCATCGTGGCCAGTTGACCATTAAGACCAAACCATGCGTTTTGCCGCTGCCCTGAGGATACCGCCGTGGGCGCATTTGCATTTGCCTGCCCGCCGATTTTGATAGGGGCGTTAAGGTCCGTCATGCCCACACCACGGTCCCCGCTTACGGGGCCAGACGTGCGCAATGCCCCAACGCTATCGACGGTAAGGTAGACCACCTGCCCGTCAGACGGGACCATACCCGCTGCTTTGTATACGCCGCCAATCTGCACCGGATTGCCAGAAGCCGTTGTCAAATTGGCCGAATACCCTTGAATATTCGACGAACCGCCTCCGCCGCCGCCGCCGCCGCTGGTGGGCAAAGGGTTGGCGGCGGTTACCGGCTGAGGGTCGTCGTTCGCATCACGAAACCACACCTCTGCCATGGGATACCCCGGGACAAGACGGCCTCCAGTCATAAAACACTCCCTCGATGAAATTCCCCACGACTGTAACGCTTCGCCAGATACACGTCCATTAATTTTCAAGGTCCGCAAGGCTAGGCAGAACCAGCCGAGACACGCAACGGCAATTCGGCTCCACACCCGGGTGCGTCCATTTTCCCTCAAGGTGGGCGCCTTTAGCCAGCGAATAGCGCTTGCCGGAAAATGCCACGTGCTCCGGTCGGGGCTTCTTGCCGCCAGCCGAGTGGAGCCATTCGCCCTCTGTGCACCCGAGGTCCAAGCCCCGTTGGCGCGCGAGCGTGGCCGTGGTCTTGTTGGTCTGATCACGGGCGATGAATGCCGCCCGGCGCCGCGTCACGCCCAACGTGTCCTCCAGTTCGTTGGTGAGCTGGTGGAGGTCTTGGCCCTGTTGAATGGACCGCATGACGGCGCCATCCACATTGGTGAGGTGGCGGTCCGCTATGTCTGAAATGAGGTTCACTTGCTCCGAAATAGTGGCTTGCACCACGGCGCGCATTTGCCGCGTCATCCGAAATTCAATGCTCACCCCATTGTCTTTGAGGATTTGCTCCATGGCTTGGTCCACGTGGCGTTGCCCGCGCCGGGCAATCTCCTTGCTGAGCTCCTCGGCCATCTTGCGGAATTTGCCGCGCCAGAGCCGCCCACGCTTGCGGAGGAGGTCCCGGAGCTCGCGTTCTGGGCTAGCGTCATTGGCCACGGTGGTGGGCGTATCGCGGTGCCACTGAGCCTTGAGCCAATAGACGATAGACGCTTGCATGGCGTCCACCTCGCGCTCCAGCCGCTCCGTGTAATACGCGCGGAGAGCGGCCGAGGGACGAACCCCCGGCACGGCCTTGCCCGGCTGGTAAACCTTCGCCCGGGGCGTCTCCGGCTCGCGCGGCCGTGTCCGGGCCTTGACCGGGGGGCGGCTCATTCCTCTTGCGCCTCCTCGCCGTCCTCGTAATCCTCGGGCGGCTCCGGCGTCTTGAGCTTCACGCCAAAGTAGATGCCACCCTCCTCGCTAACGAGGCGCTCGCGCACGTCCTCGGGGTCCAGCACCCCGGCTTGGATATAGCCCACCTCTGCGGCTTGGTTCGTCTGGCGCACGCGGGCCTCGGCCTCCTCGTCCAGCTCCCAAAGGTCCACAAACTCAAACGTAATGCCCTCGTCCACGGTCCCGTCCATGTTGAGCTGGAGGACGCGCAACAGGGTGGTGAGCGGCGCTTGGAGGGTCTTTTCCTGATATCCATGGACGTGGCCGTAGAACGCCTTGATTTCCCCCTCGCTGGAGGCGTTCAACCCGCTGGCGCCATCGCCAATATAATTCACCTTGGCGATGCCCACCATGGAGCAAATCATTTCCTGCGATTGCGCGAGGAGGTCTTTTACGCCGGACAGGGGCGCGGACACGTTCTTGAGGTCCTCCGTGTCCTTGTTCACCAGCATAAGGCCGCCGCTGTCCCGGCCAAAAATAAAAGACTTGATCCGGTTCACCAGCTCGCCCGCGCCCTCCGGCGTGAGCATGACGGACAGGTCCGTGGACAAGACCATGGTGGAGAAGGAATAGAGGAGGTTGGCCACGCTGGTGCGGTTGCGGATGAAGTAATCCACATACGGCTTAGCCATTTGCGTGAGGGACAGGCCCCCAAACATATACACCGGCTTGAGCATATCCGGAACCTCGCGGCCCACGAACGTGAGCATCCGCGTTGTGTGCACGGCGGTGCCCATGACGAGCCATTGCGAGGGTGCATAGAAATCGTCCGCGAGCGGCCGGGTGCTGTTGAAGTTGAGCGGATAGCTCCAATACGCCTCCACCACCTTGAGGTTCCTCAAGGTGCCCTTGGTGATGGTGGCCTCATCGTGCTTGAGCGGGTTTGCCAGCTCCGCGTCCGTGTCCTCACCCAAGTCCATGAAAATGTGGGCGCGGCCCATGGAGCCGTCCAGCTCGATAGCCTCGCGGAATTTCTCGCGCACGCCAAAGCGGCGCATTTCCCCCTCAAGCGCCGCAATGCGCTCGTGGCTGTCGCCCTTGAGCTTGATCCACTTGCGCGTGCATTCGGCCGCCCAAATCTCGCAAATCCGGCGGTATTCGGGGCGTTGCTGGAGCTCCGCCAAGTAGGCGTAGCCCATGAAACCGAGGCCCTCGCTCCACGCGCTGGAATTGGCCGCATAGTCCGCCATTTCAGCATATGGCAGACTGTCCATGGCGAGCGTGCGGGCGTCCTCCGGCTGGCCCTCCAACCAACGGTCCAACCACGCTGGCTTGGTGGGTGCGCGCCAAGTCTCGGGAGCCGATAGCCCGGCCGCCAGCCGATAGCCAAGGTCCGCCACGGCCGCCGGTGAGAAGAAGGAGCCGCGCGAGGTCTTAGCCACGGGGTCGGGGAGCTGGGGCGCCGCCGCGTCCATGGCCAGCCACCGGCGCAAGTGTCGCTTAGCGGCGCGTTTGAAGTTGGCGAAGGCCATAGCGCAAATCCTTTAGGGCTTCATTGCTCACAACGAGCGGACGGTTAAGGGCTACCATAGAGAACGCCCGGGAAAAAGCGTCCACTTGGTCGTCAAAGGTTCCGCTGGGGAAAGCGGCCAGCTCCTCCCTAAACGGATGGTTCCACGTGGCGCGCACCATGCCCACGTTTCCGATGTTGACTTGGGCGGCCGCCGGTGCCGCGCGCGTGGCCTTGTCGCCCGTCTCCGGGGTGCTCACAACCTTGTATCCCGCCAGCTTCTTGGTGAACGTTGCCACCTGAGACTTGCCCGCTTGGCCCGGGTCTTGTGGCAAGCCCACGGTGCAATGGCGGCCGTCTTGCTTCGCGGTGTTGATGATGCCCGCCTCCACGTCCTCGGGGCCGCCACGAAAGCGCACCACGTCCAAGACCACATAGCGGTCCTCGCGCGTCCGCATCATCTTGACGCCCACCGTCCAGTCCGGGTTCGCGGTGCCCATTTTCTTGGTGGCCGCAAGGTCCCACGCCCGGACGATATGGGGCGTCTTGCCGGGCTCAGTCTCCAGCACCTCCAGACTGTGGACCTTGAAAACGGTCCCCTCGCCCGCCGTGGGCTTGCCTTGGTAAAGCGCGTTCCAATCGCGCATGGCCCCGGCCGCCTCATACTCGGCCTTGATGAGCTGGAGCGCCTTGGCATAGCCATATTCATCATCGCCCCAGAGCCATTCACCCGGCTGGCGGCCGAGCGGGTCCGGCTCATCCCCGGTGGCTTGGGCGGGGATGTTGAGGACGCGCCACTGGCCCGGCTGGCGCTCTATCAAGCGGCCACCAAGGTCGTCTTGATGCCATCTCGTGTTGGATACGCAGAGGCCGTCTGCGATGAAGTTATGCACATTTTCGACCTCAATATCAAAAACCTCCTCCCGACCGGCGGGTTCAATGCTCGTGATGATGTCGAAGGTAGGCTGCGGCTCGTTCCAAGATTTCAGCGGTGTTCGGCTCCCCGATCGTGACATTGCAGGCATTGCAAAGGAGGCCGCGAACTTTGCCGCTCGCATGATCGTGATCCACGCATAGGCGCCGCGTTCGGCCATACCGACGCAAATCATCCGGCCCCGCACCACAAATCGCACAAAGCCCATTTTGACGCTCGTGAAGAGCCGTGTATTCGCTCGCGGATAGCCCATAGCGATGTTTGACGTGCCTCTGGCGGATGGCCTCCGAATTGCATGACGGGGGGCGATACCCGCTGGCCCATCGCTCACGTCCATAATGGACGTTGCACAAACCTCGGCACTTCGCGGGGGCGTCACAATCTTCAGCCGCGCAAACTTTGCCGCGATACTGGCCATGGTGCCCCATAGGGTGCGCCCGAACGCGCTCTGGGTCGTGCTTGTAGCAGGTGCCCCCTTTGCGCTGGGCTCGCGTGGTGCACCCTTCGACTGAGCACGGACTATCCGGTCGCCTACGACCAGTTCCCGGACCTTTACCCACTCTAAAACCCCTTCGCGCTCGACAAGAAACGGGTGCCTCTCGTTTGCCCGAACGGAGCTACCATAGATTGTCTTGATTTCATAGACATGATCTATGCCTTGGCTGCACCAATTTAGCACACGGTTACAGACGAAATCCCGGCGCTCTCGGTCGTAACTCAATACCATGTCGCCCGGGCGCACGTCGCGAAGAGGTTTCTCTGCGCCGTCCGCCATCCGCACGGGGGTGTCCCCCGTCATGCACATAATGACAATGATCCACGCCCCGGGCTTCAGGCGCGTGCGGAGGTCCACGAGGAACCAGTTCCATAACTTCTCGCGCATGGTCTCGCTCTCGGCCGCCTCGCGTGACTTCACCGGGTCGTCAATGAGCACCCCGTCCGCACGGTTGCCCGCGATGGCTACGCCCACACCAGCCGCACGATAGCGGCCGCGCTTGTCCGTGGTCCAGAGCGGAGCGGACCGCTTGCGGAGCTTGAAGGGCACGAGGTCCGGACGCTGGTCCACGAGCGCCAACGTGCGCTCTGAGAAGTCCTCGGCCAGCGTGGAGGTATTGGACGCGCCAATGAGGTTAAACGCGGGCTGGCGGCTCAAGAGGTGCGCCGGGAGGAGCTCGCTCGTATAGGTGGACTTCGCGGAGCCCGGCGGGGCGTTGATGAGGAGGCGGGGCGGACCGCGCCCGCTAATCGTCTCCTCCACGGCTTGCACAATGACGCGGTGGTGCTTGGCGGGCTTCCAACCCCTGTCCCGGCCCACCTCCTCGCACCAGCTCGCATAGTCCGCGCGGGCGCCCTTGAGGCTAAGCTCCCGGGCGTTGCGAAACGTGCGCTCTTGCTCCTCGGGGCTCTGGCGAGCCACCCACGCCACCAACTCCTCGTCCGTCACTCCTTCACCTCGTGAAATTCCGCGTCCACGGGAGCGGGGAGCTCCAACCGGCTGGCCACGGTAAGGCTCGCGCGAATGGCGGCCGCAATCTCCGCCGGGGTGCGTTTCGTCTCATCCTCGGGCGGGGGCGCCACGGCCCGGTCCAGAGCCGCTTGAGAGAAGCGACGGGGGCAGATGAGCGCGGCCACCTTGAGGTTGGTATCCACAATCACGCGCTTGGTTTTCGGGTCCAGCGTGGCGTCCCGTGCCACCTCCGGGCATTCAAGGACGAGGGCCTCCGCGTAAAGCTCCTGCGCGCGCGCGAACTGGTCGGCCATTTCTGGATCCGCCGCGCGCCAATCGTGCCACGTGGTCCTCCCGATGCCTACGGCCGCCAGCACCGGGCCGAGGTGCCGCCCTTCGCTCACGAGCTTGCAAATGGTTGCGCCAATTGCTTTTTTCGTCTCGTCATCAAAGGGTGATACCCCGGCCATATGGTTCTCTCGGTCGTTTAGGGCACCCGTAGCGGGTCGCTACGGCATGAGCGCCCTAACCATAGTAACCAATCGGTCATCGTCTGGGAAGGCGTCTTTAGGCAAAGCCCCCGTTTCTTTCAGCACCCCGAGGATAAGGGACCGAAACTCCTCCAGCGCGTCAAACTTCTGGAGGAGCTTCTGGAGGTCCGCCAGCCCGGCCGAGTCCATGAACAGCTCCACGGTCTGGTGCTGGTCGTGGAGCTCGCGCACGCCGGTGAGGAGCTGGAGCGCTTTCTCCACTTGGTCCACGTCATTGTGCTCTATGTCGTCCACATCATGGAGCTCGTGGAGCCGGTGCGTTATAACGAGGTCGTTAAGCGCGTCCAGCTCGTTGGAGCTATCCTCCGCCTCGTTCACGAGCTCGTCAAAATCCCGTATCAAATCCGTGTCCGCCTCTGGCCACACCCGATAGCGGTCCAACCATTCTTTTAACCGTGTCGTCATTTTATACACCATATCGTCCTCCGTGGTCTAGGCTGGCCACAATACGCGCTCGCCCCGCCCCGGGCAAGGCCCATAATCTGGGCGTCTCGCTACGTGGGGGGCTCGCCACTATGAACGCGGCGTGCAATAGCGTTTCTCCTAATGATCTTTTGATTAGGTTAGCGATTTTCAGTAACCCCCCATAGGACCAACATTCTGGAATACACCCCCCCCCCCATATGTGTTGCAT